CTAACAGCCCGCCGATCACAAATGCGAGCCATCTTTATTTAATTCCGGTCCCCCTTCCCACTATGGGAAGGGGTTAGGGGTTAGGTCGCCAATCATCATCAACCACCTCCGCCACCTCGCCAAAACCCTACTATTAGTAGCGATAATACCCGCTGTAGCCACAAAAGTTCAGGGATGAACTGTTCAGCCTTACGCAATTCGAAATCCCGTCGCACAATGCCCCTCAATGGAACACCTCACGACACGCACCGGCGGTGAAAACGAGATGGGGGCGGGCAAACTGATTCCTTCGTTCGTAATCGATACCGCCGGTGCGCCCGCCTCATCGCCGTCGTCCGCGTCTGCGCCCGAATGGATCGAGCTGCTCCCCAGCGGCGTCTTCTTCGGCCGCGACGGACGCGGACCTTTTCGCCTCGACGATCCCGCCGCCGTCATCGCCTCGACCGTCGCGCTGCAGATGAACGCCGGCCTCCCCATCGACTACGATCACGCCACCGATTTCGGCGCGCCCGAAGGACGTCCCGCTCCTGCCGCCGGATGGATTCGCGCGCTCGAAGTTCGCGACGGCAGTGTCTGGGGCCGCGTCGAATGGACCGCCCGCGCCGCGAGCTCCATCGTCGCGCGCGAGTATCGCTACGTTTCGCCCGTGTTCCAGTTCGATCCCAAAGACGGAACCGTCACGCGCATTTTGCGCGCCGGCCTCACCAACAATCCAAACCTTCATCTGACCGCGATTGCGGCGTCGCATACGACGGCGGCCGCCCCGAAGGATCAACGCATGGAATTTCCAACCGACGAATTGCGCGAGTTGCTCGGCCTCGACCCCGGCGCCAGTGCCGCCGACGTGATCGCAAAAGTGCGCGACCTCCGCGACGCGTCCGCCTCCGCCGATCCCGCAGTCGCCGCGCATGCGCACGACCCCGCGCACTACGTCGCCATCGCCGAGTTCGAACGCACCCTCACCGAACTCAACGCGCTCAAGGCCGATCGCGCGCGCGACCGCGCCGCGCACACCGTCGAAGACGCGATTCGCGCCGGCAAGATCGTCCCCGCCCAGCGCGAGTGGGCGATTGCATACTGCGCCGCCGATTCGCGCGGCTTCCAGGCCTTCGCCGCGCGCCAGCCGTCGATCATCGGCGAGAACCTCGGCCTAGGCGGTGAGCCGCCGGCCAGCCGCCGCGCTGGATTGCTCGGTCCCGCCGAGCTCGCGATATGCGCTCAGCTCGGCCTCAAGCATTCCGAGTTCATCCGCCGCAAACGCGGCCGCGCCGACTTCCTGAGTCTCGAACGCGCCGACGCCGATCTCAGAAGCGCAGCGGCCCGCAGCGCTGACCTCGGAAACAACCACGACTAACTCGCGGCAACGTAAACCGCGCGACTCTTAATACTGAAAAAAGAAAGAAAGGTGAAAAGATGGCGGCTCTAACCAACGCACGAAATACGCCCGAGATGGCCGACGGCGGCAGGATGCGCGTGTATCCGGTCGAAGCTAACACCAACGTTTACTTGGGCGGGATGGTCGCGCTCAATGCGGCCGGCAACGCCGTGCCCGCGTCGGCTACCACCACCGTGGCCAACGCGCTCAAAGTCGTGGGCCGCGCCGAATACGTGAAGAACGGCATCCCCGGCCAGAACGCGATCAACAATCCCGGCGTCGCCGGCGCGATTTCGATCACGGCGCGCAAGGGCGTCTTCCTCTACGCCACCGACGGCAGCGTCGGCGCCGCGCAGGTCGGATTGGTCTGCTTCGCGCTCGACGACAACAACGTCACCGCCACCGATCGCGCAACCGGCGCGAGCGTCCAGCAGTACGCGGCGGCGGGCGTCGTCGTCGCAATCGATTCCAGCGGCCAAGTCTGGGTCGACTTCTGGCATCAATCCGCCGCATCCGCGTGACGAAATCTCTCACTGAAAAAAGAGGAACACCTAAATGGAAATCAGCGCACAGAATCTGACCTCATTGTTCACCGGCTTCGACGTCGTCTTCCAACGCGGCTTCGAAAAACCACCGTCCTACTACGAGCAAATCACCAGCGTCGTCCGCTCGGCCTCGCGCCAGACCACCTATCCATGGCTCGGGCGCACGACGCGCTTCCGCGAATGGCTCGGCGACCGCGTTATCCAGGCGCTCGAGACGCACGAGTACACCATCGTCAATCGCAACTTCGAGGACACCGTCGCGATCGATCGCAACGACATCGAAGACGACACCTACGGCGCCTACGAGCCGATCATCGAGCAGCTCGGATGGGACACCAAGGTCCATCCCGACATGCTGCTGTTCGCGATGATCAAAGACGCCGTCGCGAATCCTGGCGACGTCGTCGGCTTCGACGGCCAGCCGTTCTTCTCGGCTAGTCATCCGGTCGGCCTGCTTGGCCAATCGGGCACCAGCGCCGCCAACATCAACTCGAGCGGCTCCGGCGCGTACTGGTATCTCATCGACGCGTCGCGCGTCATCCGCCCGTTCATCTTTCAGCTCCGCCGCGAATACGCCGTGACCCGCATGACCAACGTCGCCGACGAAGCGGTCTTCAATCGGCGCGAATTCCGCTACGGCGTCGACGGCCGCGCCAACACCGGCGTCGGCCTGTGGCAACTCGCCTACGCCAGCAACACCGACTTGAGCAATCCGGCCAACTACGGCGCGGCGCGCGCTGCGATGCGCGCGTTCAAGACCGACGCCGGCCAGCCGTTCGGCGCACTGTCGAGCCGCACCGGCGTCTACCTGCTGGTGCCGCCGACGCTCGAAGAAGTCGCGCGCCAGTTGCTCAACTCCGAGTTCATGGCCGGCACCGGAGCCAGCGCCAACGTCGCCACCTCGAACATCTGGCGCAACAGCGCCGACCTCATCGTCAGCGAGTTCCTCGCGTAAAGGACGCGGTGAAACAGCGATGAATCCAGTTTCCCTGAGCCGGCCTCTCGCGGGCTCCCCTCCTTCCCGCGAAGCCGGAGCGCGTGCCCATGCTCCGCGGGCGCACACCACACCCGCGGAGCCCCTCTTCCGCTCTCTTCAAATGAGGTTTGCCCGATGACCTACGCAACCGCGCAAGACGTTATCAACCGATACCCCAATCGCGATCTCGTCCAACTGACCAACGAAGATCCAACGGCGACCACCGTGAACACCACGCCGATCACGCAAGCCCTCGCCGACGCCTCCGCCGAAATCGACGGCTACATCGAAGGCCGCTTCACTCTCCCGCTCGCCGATCCGCCAGCCGTCCTCAACCGCCTCGCCACCGACATCGCGATGTACCGCATGCAGTCGCTGCGCCCGCTCCACGATCTCGAAGACGCGCGCAAACGCTACGACGACGCAGTCGCGATGCTCTCCAAGGTCGCGTCGGGCGACCTCACCCTCGGCCTCTCCGCCGACAACCAGGAACCCCCGACTGCAGAGATCGAGGAGAATGTGGAAGGGCCCCGTCGGATATTCAGCCGAAAAAAGTTGAAGGGCTACTGAAATGGGCGTTTTTCTGGATCAACCTTGGACCGGCGCAACCTTCGCGCCACCAACTGCGATCGACATCGCGACGATCGAAAACGCGATCGTCAATCAGCTGCGCTCACAAATCAGCTCGATAGAAATCGTCCACTACCCCGACAGTCCCGAAACCTGGCGCATGACTCATCGCATCGGCGCGGCGCTCGTGATGTACAAAGGCGCGCAATACGGCGAGATGCTCGACACCGCCGCCGTCATCCAGGAACGAAAACTCGAGTTCGAGATCGCAGTCATGATGCGCGACCTCGGATGGGCTGTCGGCGGCGACTCGTCCGGCCCCAGCCCCGGCGCCTACTCGATTATCGAAAGCGTGCGCACCGCGCTGACCGGATTCCTGATTCCCGGCTGCCGCAAGATGTACCCGTTGCGCGAAAAGTTCGTGAAGCGCGACAAGCAGGGCGGCGTATGGACTTATGCATCGACCTTCGCGCTCAGCACGGTGGCGGTCGAAGGCTCGCAACCCGACGATTTCCCTCTCTTCACCCGCGGCCTCGCTCTGGAAGAAGGCGGACTTACTACGATCACCGTCGGCACCTCAGCCTACACGTTCAACTCGAACCTCCAGGTCCAACTCCCGAACACTAACGTGTTCGCCGTGAGCATCACCGGGCCAGGCGGCGGACTGTTGATCCAGGGGATGGATTTCTCGGTCGACCGCGCGGACGGAATAGTCACAGCGCTTCCCGGCGGCGCAATCTCCGCCGGCGAAACAGTGCAGATCGCGTACGCATACGCCGAAGTAGCTATAGCCACTGCAGGCCAAACCGCCCCAACTAACTAATGAATCGAACCAACTGAGTAAGGTGATACATGCCAGCCAGTTTTCTGCACGGAGTTGAAGTAATCGAAGTACCTAACGGGCCAATGCCGGTCACCGTCGTCAAGTCGGCGGTCATCGGACTGGTAGGCACGGCGCCGGCGTGGGCGGTGCAGGCACCGTCGACCGCAGTAGCGCCCAACACGCCCGCGCTGGTCTCGTCGGCAGTCGACGCCGCCAACTTCGGACCCATCGTCCGCGGCTACACGATTCCCTACGCATTGGCGGCAATCCAGGCGCAGGGAGCCGGCCAGGCGATCGTCGTCAATGTGTTCGATCCCACCCGTCATTTCACTGCGATAGCCGCGACCGCCTTCAGCTTCAGCTCGCAGGGATTCGTCAACCTCGGCCACATGGGCGTCTCGAACGTAGTAGTCACGAGTAATCCGGCCGGTACTACGTACGCGGTCGGCACTGACTATACGCTCGACAGTGTGAATGGTGTGCTCGCGATCGTGCCGGCAGGATCGGGCGGCCATATCGCCGCCGGCGCGAGCGTGCTGATCGCATTCAAGTACGCAGACCCGTCGAAGGTCGCCGACGCCGACATAATCGGAGCAATCACCAGCGGCGTATACACCGGGATGCAGGCATTCCAGACCACCTACGGGACGATGGGTTTCTTTCCGAAGATTCTAATCGCGCCCGGCTACTCGCAAGACGCAAGCGTTGCGGCTGCTCTCGACGCGACAGCAAAAAAGATTCGCGCAGTCGCGCTGGTCGACTCCGCACCGGGGACGTCTGCAGCGGCCGCGATAACGAATCGCGGAGCCGCGGGAAATACGTTCGCGACTTCAAGCACCCGCACCGTTCTCTGCTATCCGCAAGAAACCTTTGTCGACACCGGAATCGTACCGACCGGTGTCACGCTCAACGCGTCTGGCATGCCGTTGCCGTCGCAATTCAATGCCAACGCGGTCGCGCCGTATTCGCAGTGGGTCGCCGGAGCAATCGCGGCGAAAGACCTGGCGCAGGGTTACTGGTGGTCGCCATCGAACACCCCGGTCGATGGAATGCTTGGGCCGGACGTCCAGCTCTACGCGTCCATTCTCGACGCATCGTCGGACACCAACAGCCTGAATGCCGCCGGAATCGTAACGGTGTTCAACGCGTTCGGCAGCGGGCTTCGAGTATGGGGCAACCGCAGCTCGGCATACCCGACATCAAGCGCCTCGGATAACTTTATTTCAGTGCGCCGCACGATGGACGTGATCGAGGAATCGCTCGAACTCGCGATGCTCCAGTTCATCGATCAGCCGATCTCAAACGCACTGATCGACGCGATCCTCGCCAGCGCGAATGCCTTCATCAGGTCCCTCATCCAGCGCGGTGCTCTTGTCGCGGGCGCCGCAAGCTTCGACCCGTCCGAAAATCCCGCCGCACAAATCGCCGCAGGACAGCTGGTCTTCGACATCGACGTAATGCCTCCGCCGCCGGCCGAGCGAATCACCTTCGAGGCTTTCATCGACACCACGCTCCTGCAGCAACTCGGCCAGACGAGTCCGATAACCGTCGCCGCCGGCGCTACCGCCTAGGGAATAGAATGAACATCCAGATCAACTCACTGACCAATGCAAATATATACATCGACGGTGTCGGCCTCCTGGGCCGCGCCGAAGAAATAGAGATCGCGAACCCCAAGCACAAGATGATCGACTACAAGGGCCTGGGGATGGCTGGTACTGCCGAGCTGTGGGCGGGAGTGGAGAAGCTCGAGTCGAAAATCAAGTGGTCGTCGTTCGACTCGGATACGCTCGCGATGTCAGCGAGTCCGTTTCAAACGCATTCCTTCCAGGCCCGCGGAAATCTCGAGCAATACACCAGCCAGGGCCGCAGCGCGCAGCTCCCGGTCGTGTATCTCATGACGGGAAT